GTATTTTTAATCTTGCATCAGTACCAGCTTTCAGTGCTTCCCACTTTGGTAAACCGATAACCTCTTCTGATAACATTGGTGCTATGTTTCCTGCCGCCGTCCACGGCCCTCTAGCATTATTTATCTGTTCTTGCCGATCTGTTTCTGAAAGTCTAAAAGCGCCAGCTCTAATAGCTTCGCCTGTTACTCTGTTAGAAGCGTTAGATATTGTGTTAAATACTTCGTCATATCTGTTAGCAAAATCATCAAGTGGATCTTTTAAACCTTTGATAAGAGCTTCTACACCAGTCGCCAAAGCGCATATGCGTGCGATCAAAAACATAATTTCTTCTAACGAAGGATTAGCGAACAAATCGCTCGCGTAATCAATTAGCGCTTTTATTTTATCTAAAATCCTTTTAAGGTTATCCTCACCACACAATTCCTGAAGCGCAGATTTCTTTTCTTCGGTTTTTTCAGCAATTCTAATTTTAACTGGCGTATTGAGTGGACCAGTGATTGCTTCTACATTAAAGTTAGAAATTGCTCTACAGGTTGCTTCAATAGTTTTTGTAATTGTTTCAATAATCTTTTCTTTAATAGCTGTAAGCAAAGCTTCTACTTTAATAGCCTCAAATATAGCTAGAAGAGGATTTTCAATATTTTTAATTTTTGTAATAAGCTTCTGAATGTCAGTTATAAAACCTCTAACAGAATCTACAAGATCAAAGAACGCATTGTACGCCCCAAAGACACTACCAAATAAAGCACAGAAACCACCCATAACACTATCAGAAAAATCGCCGTTATAATAATCGTTTAACTCATTACAAAATCTTGCACCCTTAGCATTAGAGGATACAATAGCATTAGCAGGAGTATAATTATTGTTTTTAATAAACGAAGCAAATTCTAATGCTGTTATAGGACCACGTGTAACTCTTAAATTAAGAATATCGTAATCAGGCAATATACTAACAATGTAATCTCGTTTCAAGAAATCAGTGTTAATCTTTTCTACTGCATCATAAAAACTTTGGCGACCGTATTTACTAACCGCAGCAGTTAACGGATTTGATATAACGTCAGCCGCAATAGTCTTTTCAAATTGTTTTTGAAACACGTCAATCTGGTGAGTTGTGTAATTACCGTCATTACCAACAGTGTTTCCAACATAAGGTGTTGATGTTTGGTTTAAACAGCTTCTACACAGAGCTTTTCCTGGTTTACATGTACACGCCATTATTGTGCTCCTCCTGTTGTATCGGTTGCATCGCCAGGAGGTGCTTCATACTTGTTTTTCACTGAGTCGATAACAGCTAAAAACGCCTGAACAGTAGTTAAAGATTTATTACCTGCGCTATCGCCGGCGTATTTACTTCTACCAGTATTTGGACCAGTTACAAGTGGTAAGGAAGCCCATTCAGAAGCAAGATTATTTGCGAATTGTTCTCTTGTAATCTCATCGCGCATGAATCTACTCAACCCTCTTTGCTCAAGAAGAACAATCGCCATTTTATCTTGATTAATAGGATCAAACATATCACTACTGCTTAATCCAGCTCTTGTATATAAAGGACGGCCTGGGCCTGCTGATTTATCATTGTTATAACCGCGAAGAGTATCTTCCATGATCTGATATCTACCAGAAGCTTCTGAAAGCTGCGACGCATCAATGCTTTCTTGCCAATCAAGAACTTCTTGGATAGTCATTTGCGTTAGAGCTTTAAGCGGATATCTAGATCTTTTAATTAATCCAGATATATCGTCATAGCCTTCTGATTCTTTATTACCAATAAAGTCTAGTAATGGTGTTGCTGCTGTTTGAATTACAGCACTTACAGAACCAAGATTACCGCCACCTGAACCACTGCCACCACCTTCGCCACCATGATCTCTGGATGAAACACCAGTGCTTCCTATTGATCCAGGATTAACAGGTGATACAACAGATGTTGATTTAGCAACAGGTTCTGGCGCCGCAACTGCTGCAGCACTAAATGCTAACTCAGGAAGAGGTGAGCCAGGAACAAACGGTAACGTAGTTGTACCAATCAAAGCAACTTTTGCAAGCACTGCTATAGATCCAGGAATTGGTACACGGGCTGGAACCGGAGGTGCAAGGTTAACTTGGTTAGAAATATTAACAACGGCTGAGTTAATGTTTGTCGTAGCACCACCACCAATCGCAACTGAGGCAGTACCACTAATATCTGTTGTTCCTGAACTTGAAATTAAAGTAGCAGCAGAAGCGTGTGCTGCCCATGTATTGGCAAGTTGATTAATTGCAAAAGCCGATATATTCATTTCAGCAATAGATTGAATGTTAACTTGTGTGTTGCCTCTGAGGTGTAACTTATCGGTAGCATCTACCATTACCTTTTCAGCTTTAATAGAAATAGCACCGTATTTTGGCGGAAGACCAACAAGACCACCGGCTGAAATATTTAATTCTTTACCAGCCTTAATAGACATAGTACCGACGTTAGCTTCGACCTTAACATCAGCTCCACGAACTTGTACCTGATCACTTGCGTTAATAGTTGATTGACCGCCGACAGATAACAAATGATTACCGTGTACTAATGTTTGCAAATCACCTTCGATTTCTTCTACTTTATTTCCTTTAACATACACATAGCTATTACCTAAAATAGTTACTGTACTCATGCCACCAATTACTACGTGTTGTTTTCTGTCCATAATATCATACTTGTCTGAAACAGATTTAGTAGTTGTAGTACCCCGTGAATCTATTTGGATAAACGATCCAGATACGTGATGAATCATAATTCTTTCAGAACCAGGAGTATCATCAAGCTCAATAGTATGATTAACTGATGAAATAACTCTGTTGTGTGGATATTGCGCGTCATAAGCAGATGCAGGCTCATCCCAAGTTTCTTCAACACCGCCAATAGGTACATTAACTGTACGCCCCATTTCTTGTTGAAGAACATATGTATCTTCTGTTTTTTCGCCACGAGCAAGTCTGCTATTTTGTGGTTCACCAGTATCTTCTGGAGCAGAACCATGCGCCGACACGTCACCATTACCGTTAGGTATATTTCCCCAACCATTTTTATCAGGATCAATATTTTCTATTGACTGTGTTGGAATCATTCCAAGTATTAATGGCTGTTGTGCATCACGACCATCTAAAAACATTCCGTAAACCCAACTGTTAATCTTTGGTACAACGTTTGGATCATATCCACCTTGTCCAACGATAGCCCAAGGAAGCATATCCGTTGGAACTTCTTTTATGGTACCGTGAATACCAAATGCTCGCACTTGACAGCGACCTTCTAATCTTAAATCATTATTGTTTTCTACTACGCCGACAAAAAATAATGGGTTTCTAATACCTACACCGTAATCAAACATTATCTAGCTCCTACTATGGGTTCATCAGGTATATCAGTGGTAGTAGTACTCGACAATTGCTGTTTGCCACTCCAATCGAATTTAGCAAGTTGCAACGTCGTTTGTAAAGTACCGTTTTCATCTTGTGCGTGCTGTGTTTTCTGTACTAAATAACGGCCAGACAACGATTGGTTAGCGTCGAAGTTATCAGCAACACTGTTCATGCCCTTAACTTCTAAGTTTGCTATCATTCCAGGTCTAATATCTAATCTACCTTTCATCTGAGCTATTATAGAAGTATTATTTAAATGATGATAATACGAAATACGGTTACTTGTAATCTCAGGAATTCTTGCATCAGGCAGTTGCGCGGAAACCATATCGCCGGGACTATTATAGTTTTTAAACAACATAAATCTTCTGGCGTTATCAGATGTGAATGTATCTTTTCTAAATTTTTCAGTGTGTGGGTTATCACTAAGAGATCTTTTAGAACCTGACATATCAATGTATTCTGTATTATCGTAATTAAATGATTTTAAATCAACTTTCTTTTTAATAAGATCAATTTCTACAACTTCGTTAGTATAGGCACCGGAATATAGATCTGTAGATGTATCAATACCCTTAGATAAAATATGTAGAGTTTCAATTCTTTTAAGCTGTGCTTCGGCATTTTTAGCATCTAAGTCTACCACCGGGGCATAGAATAAATCTATTATTTTGCCCTTAGTGTTATTTGCTTTTCTAATGAAATACTCGTCTGTACACCAATAGAAGCCATCAAACGTTTCAAAGAATCTAAATGTCTGTGACGGTGTTGCAGGATTAAATGCTCGTGCTGCTACAAAAAACATTGCTTCAGTTGGCTTTAAATCTGGAATAATAACACGTGTAGTATTGTTGGCGGGTTGTAAAACGAAGTGTCTATCGGGATCGCTTTTAACATCGCCATTTTTAGTAATAGGATATCTAACCGTTTGATAAGGTAAGTTTATTTTATCGTTATCTTGATCTTTATAAGATGCTTCACCTAAATCTTCAACAAAATACTCTTTAAATATTTCGTATGCCATTTGACTTGGCATATCTTGGAAAGACGTCATTACATTCTTAGTACTAGCTTTAAACGATTCTTTCGAAACAAAATGAATAGCATAAGTTAATCCGCCAGAGTTACCAGCTGGAGATATATCGTCAACCTTGTGTATGATACCGGCTATTCTAACAACAGTGTTTAAGTCTGTTCCTCTTAATACTAAATTTAGCGTTTCTTCACCGCGTATTGGCATGCCTTCTAATAGATTAGAAGTATCAATAATATTTAGCTTGCCAGCATACGCAACGGTGTCCATAGACTGGGCAATCTCAAACCCGTAAATGTAGTTTGTAGATATGTCCCGTCTCGTTATACCATCGTATGATAAAAGTTCTGCTTTAAGTATTTGAACTTCTGAGGGATTAAAGTCAGCCATTAGGTTTTAATTTTTCTAGTAAATTCGGTTGTAATTATAGGCAAGACTGCTCGGTCAACGAGAAATATTTCTTTCTTATTTTCGTTCATAGCAACTTCCTGATCGTAAACTTTCCACTCTTTCCATTCACTCGGAATGATACGTCTAATAATAATTTTACGGCCTTGCTCAGTACGCAACACAATACGATCTTCTTTTCTAAGATAAATCGTTTGGAATGATTCTGGTGCTAACTTAATTATATCAACAGCCATCTGTTAAACCTCTCTGTAATAATAGATGATGTTGTCACCATTATCGTCTTTTGTCCATTCAACCACTTCATCACCTAACTTACCAGATTGCTCAGCATATTTATCTGTTATATACGCATTAAAATCTGCTTCAGCCATAGGCCATTGATGATAAGGATCAATAATGTTATTTGACATCATTACCAGCCAAGTATAATCAGTAGAGCCATAATACGCGTACGCAACATCCTCTGGCTTATAGCCTTCTTTTATTGTATAAGGCAAAGCTACCATAGGATTAGCTGCGATCATATCTGTAAATGAATTTCTGCGAGTAATATCTTTTACTCGTTGTCCTTCATATACTATTGTTGGGAAGTTCTCGAAATATTTCATTATCTACCTCCTGTGTTGCCAGCAGCGACGCCAGCAGCAACTGCAGCCCGCCTTGCAGCAGCTTCTGCGTTACTTTTAAATTCATCCTCAACAGCTGCAAGCATAGAATCAGTAACAACATCAGGAGACTGCTCGGATTCTGCACCGTAATCTTCAGCAGTTTCGATTTGTAGTTCTTGGAATGTTAACGCAATGTTAACGCCAGCTGGACGGCCGCCAGCCATGATACCTAGTTGACCACCTGCACCATAATCAACAGTCATATCTGTAATCATAGCTGGTTTAAATTTCATGTAGTACTGCGAATCAACACCAGTAAGATATAGCTTACATATATGTGGAAACTTTAAGAAAGCTTTTGCGATACCACCTTTTGCGGGATCACCAATGTTTTGTGTTACTGGCAAAATGTGTCTCTTCAAAAATCTAATGATGTCTTGTATTTGCTGAGAATCGTCTCTGTTGCTAGGATACAAATCCCAGTTAAACGTGTGAGTCTTAAGCATCACACCTTCAAACGCTAATGTTTCCCTAGGGTTAAGTACTTGCCCCGTAGCTAAATTTAAAGAATCACCTATAAAATCCGGTAAGCCTCTTCTTAACATGGCAACTGCTGCGCTTGCTGCGCCAGCAGGATTAGATCCTAAAGATTCCAAAGCGCTACCCAAACCAGTACCGTCTGCACTAGCAGCGGCTTTACCGAGGTTTTGTATTGCTCCTGGAATAGCACTAATTGATTCAGCACCACCGGATCCATTTTTAATCGCGGTGACTGCAGATTCAATTAACGGATTTTGTTTCATATCGTTATATTGCAGTTTACTATTATCAACAAGCTGCTTTGGAAATGGCAACTCTAATGATGCAGAGCTTCGCAATGAAATCCCGCTTTGTCTATTGTTATCAGCCGTTCCCCATCCGCCCGCGGCAGCATCTTCGGAACCTGTTAATAGCTTGCCAAATTCGCCGTTACCAAAATTTTTAAAATCATATTCTTCGAACACCAAAAGCATGCTGTGCGGAAAAGGCTTGTTTGGAAACCGCTTAAACGAGCCAGCCCTTGAACTACTTTTTTCGGCTGCGGCTATAGCGTCTTCTGGTCTATTGCTTGCCATAATTGATATTACCCTTTGAATATAAATAATCTATTAATTCTATTTATAACATATATCATAAGGTGAGGTGGACAGATGGCATATAGTGGTAGGTTCAAGCCTAAAAACCCTAGTAAATATAAAGGTGATCCTACAAAGATTATTTATCGGTCTATGTGGGAATTTAAGTTTTTTAGATATGTAGATATTCATCCTGATGTTATATGGTGGCAATCCGAAGAAGTTGTTGTACCGTATTATTCTCCAATAGACGGGAAGCGACATAGATACTATCCTGACGTTATTGTTCATAGTAGAGTACCGCTGAATAAAGGTGGTGGCGTAAAGACTCTAATGATTGAGATTAAACCTAAATACCAAACAAGGCCTCCTGATATAAATAAGAGGAGTACACCAAAAGGTAGAGTTTCCAGAGCTTACTTAAACGAAGTTAAGACTTGGGGCATAAACGAAGCAAAGTGGAAAGCAGCTACAGCGTTTTGCGCATCACGTGGTTGGGACTTCCAAATTTATACTGAAGATCAATTAGGAATAAAGTAAATGGCAGCGATATTTGACGACATCCTCCTTCGAGGTATTAGATCTGGTAATGCACCAGCGCGTACTAATGCAGCACGGGAATGGTATCGTGATCAGGCTAAGAATGTCAGTCGTACACAAAGAAACAGATCGCAAGGCGATAAGCTAATTAAAGAATTAAATAGCGATAGTGAACGTCGGCAAGATAGCAAGTTTGCTATGGGTAATATGTATCTGTTTGCTTATGATCCTAAACATAAAGATACTTTACCGTATTATGACAGGTTTCCACTGATATTTCCAATAAATAAAGCTAAAGGCGGGTTCCTTGGTATTAACATGCATTACTTACCTCCAATTTTAAGAGCTAAATTAATGGATGCGTTATACACAGTATTGAATAACAAGAACTTCGACGAAACTACTAAGCTAACAGCTTCATATAAGATTTTAAACGGTGCTACTAAATTTAAAGAATTTCAGCCCTGTATTAAACATTATTTGAATGCACACGTAAGATCAAAACCGGCGTACATAAATCCTGCTGAATGGGATATCGCTTTGTTCTTACCAATGCAAAAGTTTGTTGGTGCCACTGCAACGCAAGTATATGCTGATTCTAGAAAAACGGCAAAGGGAAGATAATGGCATTTAACATTAATGAATTTAAATCGCAAATGGACTGGTTCGGTGGTCCTGCGCGTGGGTCATTGTTCGAAGTACAGATAACACCTCCTAAGGGCGCGGCAATTAACTCACGTGCAAACTCACGCGATCTCACGTTTTTCTGTAAGAATGCATCTATTCCTGGTCTTGTTTTCAACTCAGCAAGCTATGAGCCAGTTGCTCAAAAAATGCGAATGATGCCTATGACAGTTAACATAGAACCAGTACAAGCAATTTTCCTACTTGACTCAGATCATCAGGTTTTATCTTGGTTCCATTCGTGGGCGCAAAACGTAGTTAACTTTGGTACACAAGGCGGTGCCTTTTCAGAAGTAGATGGTAAACTTCCACATGAAATAGGATACAAAGATGATTATGGTTGTCGTATTACTATTAGGCAATATTCTGTTAACTACGAACAATCAGGACAATATTACGAAGTTATTTTAGATAACGCATTCCCGTTTCAAATTGGCGATGTTGATTTAGCATGGGAAAATAATGACTCGTTTTCTGTATTACCTGTAAGCTTTCACTATGATAGAATACAATTTACTGGAGAACGAATTGGATCACCTACTGCTCGTTATGGCAGAGGTAATGGATTATTAGGACTGATAAATGGCCTTGGCGCTGTTGGTCAATTAATTGGGCAAGACTTAGTACCACGAAATGTACAAGATGCCGTGAACAAATATACTACTGTTAGTAATTCCGTTGGCAGACTAAGTAGTTTTTTTAAATAATGGAGAAATAAATAATGGCTTTACCTAAGATTGACTTACCTATCTTTGAATTAGAACTACCGTCTACCGGTGAAAAG